CGTAAAGTCACTTCAATGTTAACCATATCCTCAGATTCATAATCTAGATCACCAAATCCGATGTCTTTAATCCATGCGTTTACAAATTCCCATGATTCGATTACATCCTCCCCCTTGGTGGCCTGGGCACTAAGCTGCTGGATTATAACACTTCCGAGGGCGCCCCCGGGGCCGGCGGCTTTAGCTTTTGAAATAGTAGAAATACTATTTTCATAACTGTCTGGATACATGTATCCTGATGCCATAAGTTTCCCCATCATAGCGCCTGCAGCGTCTGGCTCAACGGGGTCAGCAAGTGTAAAGGAGACCGTATCCCATTCAGCGCGGCCCGGATACCAAAAAGTGTGATTAAGAAACTTATGTGAAGTTTCACTAATTGTTACCTTTGGCTTTGCAAATTTCTTAACAAGCCATGGGTCCAAGCCCCCAATATACGCTAGCCACCTATACGCTCTCTTCGGTTCAATTGATACGTCATCCCAAAAACCTGCCATTTCATTATGTCTCCTATGAGTCCGGTTGTATAATAAATAGTGAAGCAAATTAAAAACCGGCTTCACTATTTATTTTTTTTATTTAATCCGCAAAAGCCGCCCCGCTATTTGAGATATTAAAGTCAATAGCGATGAATTCGATAGCTCGTGTTGGCTTCAAGAAAATCTTTGCATACATGATATTTCTATCGACCAACTCTGGAGTAGTAGTGCTACCGTCCAGTACAACTTTAAAATCCTGAAGTCCAAAACGCGACTTGACGGTAGCCAAGAAAGGATTAACCCTACTTAGAAATCGATTCCAAGTTACAGGAATATTTTGGTCAAACAAAATGCTAGCTGCCATCCTGGAAACTTCCTTTTTGATATAGTTCATTAACCTTCGGACATTAATTCTATCCAAAGCAGATGTCTGCACTTGTAATGTCTTCTGGCCAAAAACTACAAGACCTTCGCTCGGGAAAGAAGCAATTGGATTAATGTTTGACTCGTACAATTGGTCTCTTTCCTTAGAACTAAGCTTTTGTCTAGCATTAGTAATTGGAATACCTGCGGCCCCAATGGTTAAGCCTCCCCGGTTAAAGCCTGCAGGGGCAAACCAAAGCTCTGCTTGCTTTTCAGTGTTTGCCATAACACCCAGTGCCGCGATTGAGGGAGGAGCCCAGAACATAGTATTGTTTTGCGGATCTCTGATTTGAACCCATGGGTAATAGGCACAACCATAGCTTGTGTTTTCCTGCATTTCTTCCAGATTGGCGACCACCGCATTGATGCTACCCATTCTGTCCTGTTCTGTACCCACCGCTTCCGTATTGGGTTGGTAACCACCCGGCAGATCAATAATCGCCAAAGAATCTGCTCGTGACTCAGCAGCGCGTAAAAGCCGCTGATTTAAACCCGCGTTTGTCAGACCAGGCATTGTAATAATATTACAATCCACCACTTCTGGATCAGAGACAGACTCAATTGCTCTCTTGATGCTGTTATATTCATAACTGGTGTTTTCATTGGCGCCGGCGAGACCCAATACACGATTGTTGAAAGGATCCATTTCATGAATATCTACGCCGTCGCCGCCACCATAGAGAGGCACAACAAACTGATCAAATCCGCGCTTTAGACTCTCTTTGTAAGAACCAGTACCTCTATAAGAGCGTCCTTCTCTCCGAGCGTCTTCCGACCAATGCATCTGGTTGACTTGTGCGGTGCCCGACGTGGCGGGTCCTCCCAGGAAATTAGCCGAAGCGGATAAGTCGTCCAATGTAAAAATAAACGACCTTGTTAAAGCCGAAAACATTACGTGGGTTTCAGAATGCTGTGCGCCCACGGCGCCCCTATTCAAAGTACGAACATAGTCATACCAATTATAATCAAATAGTGTGGGGCTGTTATGCACTTGAGCGGTGGCGCCCCAATACGCCTTAGTGGGGCTCGGAGCCGTCAAGCTGTTGGGACGAGGCAGTATTTGCGGCCATATAAAGGAGCATGTTGCTGTAGTACTTAAGGTCCTATTGACCAGGCGTGCCGTAGTGGTACCTGCAATCCCTTGTGCCCCCGAAACCGGAGTGGGGGATGCGATTCCGCCAAGCGAAGAGGCGTTGACCGCGACTTGGTTTGCGGCTGGGCTCTCCGTCAGCGCAGGAAGGAACCAATTCACAAATTTGGTGGGTCCTCGGTAACCGTATGGCACGAGATATTCACTTGTAAAAGCGCCGGCCACTTGTGGGTCCATTTCTAGTCGCAAATATTTTGAACGGTTTTTAAAATTACCATACTCCCTGTATCTTCCCTCTTCATAGTTCCAAACCTTGTAAGTGTCGCCAATTTTTCTTGCGACATAGTTTGGAGAAGCCGGATTTAAATCGCACATCGAAAATCTTTCCAAATATTGAACAGCAGAATCACTGTCTTTGGAGTTCCGTACAACCAGAGAAAAAGTTCCGTAAGGGTCAGTGTCGTTGGTCGAATATTTAATATCTTGAATAGCCACCTTAAAGTGTTGACCCTCCCACAGCCCACTGTTCAAGGCATGCACTTTAAAGAGATTTTGTGTCCTACCGTCAACGGTAAATGAAGCCGTGGCCTCGGAGCCATCGGCTAAGTCTTGCGAGAATATCCAATCAGTTTGGGCTGTTGTTAATTGTACGCGCTGGTCGGCCACATCGTTGGTCCCGGTCACGTTATTTACTAGAGGGATAATAAACCCCATAAAGTTTGTGCCCGATCCAGTCACATCATGACCAGCGTTAGGATTACCAAGCCAATTTTCATACGTTTCGCCAAGCCAATAAGAAGCAGTAGCGGTACCGCCAGGACCAACATTGTTATTTGTTAACGTAGGATTGGTATTAAACACTTTGCGAATGAACTTGTCGCTGTTCGGGTTAAAATTAAATTCCGTGTCAAATATGTAACCAGACCCGTTATTAATCCGAGCGGTGAACCCATATGGATCAAGTGTGCTTTGAATGGCGAGACTCATGCCCGCCAGGGGAAGCATGAGCGCGTCGGCTGAACTTCCCGATAGAGAAACGTATCCAGTATCACAATACCAGACGGCGGCCAACGTACCCGTGTTAGAGGTTGCAGAAATCGTAGAGCCGCTGGGGGCGATCCACAAACCGTAAGCACCACCCGCGTTGAAATCTGTCGTATTATATAAATTGGTAGTCACCCATCCAGCGCGGCCTCCGGCTGCGTCGGCGCCAGGGTTTTCGTCTCCGGCGAGACGAACTACGGTTATAGGAGCGCTATTTCGTAAATAAGCTTGTGCTGCATATGCTGCATAGGTAGGAGCAGTGTAATTGCCATATCTCCAGACGTCTTTTCCTGATCCACCGGGGATGGGGTTCCCAAAAACGTTAATAAACTCGGCAAAAGAGTTGACTTTGTAGGGCTGCATCGCAGGGCCGCGCTCAGTCCTTCCAATAACGACAGGTCCCACCTTATCTGGGACGTCCGGAAGAAAAGAATTATCAATCTCGTTGATAAAAACACCGGGGGATACAAATTTAAATTGCTTAATTGACATCTTATTGTTCTCCTTTTAACTGCAACTAATAGCTTTATTTACAATAATTTCTCTTTATAAATAGTCTCTTCCTTCACCAAAAACTCCAAACAAATATGTTTTTTAACTAGCTCTCATCCGAAAAATCCTCGCACGGCAGTGAAAACCCGGGATCTCCTATATTTTTGCCTGTTCCTGGATTGTTTACCCTTTCAGACTGGCGATTAGAATTCCTACAAAAGGCATTCCAATCTGCTTGGCTCATGTTTGAGGGAATATCTCCAAAGATGGCCCTTTCATTGGTGACTTTCACATCCACTACACTTTCTCTCACAACCACGTTTGGAGTTTCTTGATTTTTATCAGCCCCAATAATATAACCTAATACATTAACGTCAAATTTTGTTTCGATAGTCCTTTCATCAGTCCCCATAGAGGAGAAATTATTTTCTTGTCCAAAACTTTCCGCGATAAAAGCTTCAAAGCGATGACTATCCTTGGAAATTGTAAAATAATTTATCCCTCCAGTTTTAGTCCAAAATGGCGCCAATGCTTGATTCATTTGTTGCTGATATTGAGTTCGGATAGCAATAGAATAAGTGATATATAAATACACAGGTATTGGAATAGACGCATACCGATACACTGTTTTTTTGGGAGGGCGTGGAGAGTTATCTTGTCCCCGGTGGCTTGTAAAGTCAGTATGATATCGCGATGAGGCGTTTTCAAAATCGCCCGTTCTAACTTGATTCATCTGCCGCGATACGGTGACGCCATCATGCTTACCATCCGGATAAAGAAATGGTACATTCCCATAAAAAGATCCTTTTTTCCCTAGACTTTTTTCAACAGCCGTTCTTTCAATGCTTAAAATAGGCAGGATGAGAGAACCATCTGGGTCTCTTAAATCTTTATTGTGCTTGGTTTGATAGGCTCTCTCCGCAGAAGCCCAAATGATGGGAATCTTCTTCCACCCCTGGTTTCCCACCACATGAATATTCATACCCTGAATGTGATCCCAAAAAGCGCCATCAATCGTTTCGATAGTTGATACATGGTGGGGCAGATATTCTGTTGTTTGTCCTAGTGTTTTTCGTTTTGCCATCTCTAATTTGCCCTCTTATGGATAAGAACCGGGATTTCCTATGATGCCCCCAGCATCAAATAAACTTTGGCGTGCTTTAATACATTGAGCGCTTATTTCAACTTTGTGGGCAGCCTGCCCAAATAACTCTTTTGGCTCATCTGTTGACACAATTTCATAGTACGACTGGCCATACAAAACAAAGTCCCCTTCACGGACATATAAATCTTGGTCTTGGGTTAGTCGCCTATGGTGGAAATGAACCACAACGGAAGGGCGCCTATGAACACCCAGGTGGGTATTCTCCGTTTCATATCCATTCCACTCTACTAAGGCATATACTCTAATAGGTGGCAGAAACGTTTTATTTATTGCCTCCCCGTATATATCATGAAAATCTGTGTGGTCTAGACTAATAGGGTAGTATAGAATTTGTTGCCCGATGACTCTTTCAATAAGCTCATCATTAACTTGTTTAACAAGGTTTCTCTCCTTCTGACCCATAAATAAAGGAGGAGGGGGCTGATCTGGCTGGGTCCATTTGTTTTGAGTCATTCATTTCTACCCCACAAAAACTCCAAAAGGAATTTGCTGTAAAACTTTACTTGAAGAATCCACTAATGCGGCATCGCTCTCGGCCAACTTATTGTACGTAAGCTCATCCAAAAGGGTCTTTAATTCTTCTCGTAATTTATCTTGTTCTTCTTTACCCTGTGTCATAAGAGTGTCCCCATTCAAAGTAACAGACTCATTTGGAATTGGTATTGAAGCAAACTTGCTCCTAACTTGACCCAACATCTCTTTTGATATGGCTAAAGCAAATCTGCGTATCCACTGCTTGCCAACACTATTGATATTAATATAAGGAATATTTTCAAAAGGCATTGTATTCATATTGTTAATACCCTCTGTTCCAGTTTTAGAATCTGCTTCATCAATCCAGGCATCCGTCTTAACCGTAAATTCAATCCAAAACTGGGCTGGAGAATAATTAGTAATTGGGATGGGGAACAATCTTAAATTATTATTTTTGATTTCATAGGACCAATGTGAGACGCGGGTATTAATGGCGTCTTCATATGCCATGGCCTGGGCCTTATTCTGCCAAACAGGCACTATCTGGAAAGTAGAATCATCAGCAAATTGCCCATAAGTGGACATGTTTCCCACGACATTCATGCCTCCATAATATCCATAAAACCTCCACATTGAACGCGGGGTCTTATAGTATACTTTCCTAACAGTGATTTTGTTATTTCCCACTGTTCCAAAAAAGGGCATAGAAGCACTCGTAGCGCTGGCTGAAATGATTGTCTGCAAATCATAGTCTTGTACGCCGCCCCTCATATCAAAAGAAGCTGAATAAATATTATCAGAACCACCAATATTGGCCTCCGTAGAAATACCGTCAGCAATCCTGCGTGAATAAGAGTAAGTAAATTTAGGGTATCTTAAAGCTACATTAGAGCCCGAAAGTGGATCTCCTGCAACGATTTGTCCGTCTTCGTTGAAAGAAGCTGTTGTATTCCCTAAAATATCTGATAAAACATTTTTAGCTTGATGGGAATTAATGATATAAGAATACTCTAATATTGATTCTTCGTAAGCCGCGTATACTTGATACTCTGTTATTTCAAGATCTAGAACATCTCCTCCCAGCTTTTTGTATACATAAGCAACTTGATCAACAGCGCCGGAAACAAACGCAGGTGTTGTATAAATCCCAAAAGGAAGTGGATTGGTGGTTGAATTAACGTTAGTGTGTGTTCCTGTAACGGGCAACACAATAGCACTAGTAAGGCTAGCTGGTGTTAAAACTGGGACGGCCATGTGTATAATCCTCCAACTATAAATAGATTTGGGTTTTATTAATAGAAATAAAAAACCCCACTTTCGACCGAAATCGAAAGTGGGGCGATATGAAATTTAGTTATAAACTATCTTAGCCAAGAAGATCTTGAATAATAACCAAGCCATACATATCAGGTCGAACCATCTTCTTTGCGTAACGAGTCATGACACCCTTACGCGGTACGAAATCTTCCGTACCAAAGATAGTGGGAGTGACCTGGAGTGGAACATAAGGTGAGTAGACATATCCACTTTCGAGGAAGCTACCACCCTTACGGCCAACTAGAATCACATTACGCACGAAGTAGGGATCAACATAAATGTCCCACTTCTTGCTAACTTGACCCACCTTAATAGCCCCGGCTGTACCCTTGGGTGTATCAGCGGACACGCTTGCGCGGAATCCGGTAGTAAACTCAAGAATATTAGCGATTTCGGGAGAAGTAACCAAGAAGTTTGCTCCTCCGCGAAGGGTCTTACGGTGAATCTGAGCCGAAACGTCATTGACTGTTTCAAGAAGCGTTTCATACCACTCAGAAACTGTACCCGTAAAGTCAGGCGGTGCAAGGTTGTTCGCAGTACCTACGCCTGTGGTGCGATTTACGAACTGGCCCGGGCGGCGGCTCCAATAATAGGTATCCGCTGCGGCACCCTTAATAAGATCCTCCAAGATCTCACGATCAATTTCAAGAGCAATTTGCTCAGAAAGAATGCTCGTAAGCTCGACTTCGGCATCAAGATTATGATATGCCTGAAGATCTTGCCCAAGTTCTGGCGACCACTTAGCTTTGAGCTTTTTGGTGACTGCCGTCACAGCAATACTATCCACCTTGATATCAATCTCGGGGATAGTGTTCTTGCCCGCGTTGCTACCAAACTGACCAGTTCCAGGCGCAGGTTCTTCAAGACCCCACACGTCGGTACCGACAACAGAACCAAGCGCGTTACCAGCAACAAACGCATCATCAACCGCGAAAGTACCTGTCCAGATAGGATTAGTCAAGAAGGAATTGTCCTTAACCGATTGGGTAAGATCTTGGGTCTGTATAACAGACCCGACAGTTCCCGTCGAAGCAATCACAACCACGATAGACGTGCCGGCACCCTGAAGATCCAGACCATTGAGATTGGCATCCGCATTATTGGCGTTACGCCCCATGGCGGTTGTAAGACGTCGGACTTGACGACCAGTAGCGCCTACCGAGGATGTTGTCACCGGCCATCCGCCTCCTCCCACGAGAAATCGCGAGGTATTTCGAGCATCATTAAAGTCAAGCGTAATTAGATCATTACGATTAAACTGCGCCCATCGAGCATCTGTACCAATGGCTGGAGCCGCTGCCAAGATGGAACCCTGCACTGTATAAACTGCGGCCGATCTTCCTACCAAGTCGGGATCGTATTGACACAACTTGGAAAGAGATGTCGCAGTATTACCACCACCAAGAGTCGCGTTCGTTACAAAGGCATCGACATCATCGCCAACGGCGCTTCCCACAACACCGGAGCAAACAAGGACAAAAGAGCCCGTGGTGGATCCAGTTGGTGATGCATAGCCATTATTAAGCGAATAAAAACTTCTTTCAGCGTTTGCTTGTGTAAGAATTACACCACCAGTAATCTGTGAAGCAACAACACCGCCACCATAAAGTGACGTTTGTCCTCCGTTATCCAGCTTGGTCAGAGTGTGAGTAAAATCAAGGAAGAAAATGAGGCCCGATGGCAAGCTCATAGGCTGAACCGATACGAGA